GCAGTGCCGCTTATTTCTGTATTGTTATAAAGACTTACAGCAGTTGTTGAAGCAGTCGCTAAAGTCCACGAATTAAATAAATCTTGACCACCATTGCGATTAAATTGCCAGTAATCTGTTCCTGTAACTTGTACGATTGTAGGCTGGGCACGCATTGTAACAGGGTAACTTAAAGTAAATTGTAATTGGCTTGCTGAATACATAAATCCCATTGAAAGATTACCGCCTTCAGAACTAATTGCTTGGTAGTAATACCGCTGGCACATAGCCAATTCAGCCTGATAAGAAGATCCAGCAGGAGCATATGGAGTAGCTTGGTTTCCAACTTCTACTTGTACACCAGTTACCTCATAATAATCAGCTGCGCCCGCTGTTCCAGTGTAGGCATTACCACCAATACGAAAACGAACAAACATCTCCGTACCTGTTGCTGGCATTGTTCCTGTAACAGTGAATCGCTGCCAAGTCGTAGTTAAAGTAACATTTGTATTTATAAATTTATTTTCGCCCGTATAACCGCTAATTGGGTTTTGATCTGTTCCTGTTCCTGATGTAACTTCACACTCTAAAGCATTAGCAGTAGATGGCGCATAGTTAGCACCTTTGCGAGCATAAAAAGATAAAGTTAATTGCTTTCCAGCAAAAGGAATTGCGTTAATGCTTTCGAAAGGTTGGTAAAACTGAACATCGTTTGTTGCAGAGTTACCGCTGTCTCTTTGTACTCTGGCACAGTATTGGATGTTGGGTAAATTTGTGGTGTCTGAAGTAAGTTGGCGGCTAATTGTTCTTCCTGCACCACCTGAAAATCCATACCATCTGTCTAAGGTGTAACCGTTTCCAACAGTAAAAGATGTTCCTCTTTGACCTATTTGATACCCTGAGTTTATAACACCATTGCGTGTAAATGGACGAAATAAGAAAGTATCTAGATCCTGTCCAAGTAGCGCGATCTGGGTCGCACCATTTTTTACTAGGTCGCTCGATGTAGGTACATCAAAGCCATAGTTAGTAGTTGTCGATGCCATATTAGGTTAGTGCTCCTGTCGCATTTGTCCATGTAAGTGTAGCATTTACGCCTGTCCAAATGAGTGAGGCAGGTGTAACTGTTTCCCATTGTGTAGTTGATAGTGAGAAGTCTGTAGCTGAGACATAGAGGGTTATGTCCACGTAAGTAGGCGTGGCGTTAAGTGCCACATTCTCAACAAAGCCATCAAATGTGCCATCAAGCAGGTTGCTAGGCAGATTGGTAATAAGCACAGGCTGCCCAAAGAAGATCCCAATTAGGCTGTCAAGCATTGCGCTAGGCATGTCTGGATTATCTAGACGAAAGCGGATTGCGCCTAATGAGCTTCTAGGGTTTTTTCTAAGGTTTAACTCTCTGGAGGCGATATCAGTGATATCTGCAAGGTTCTTGATGTTTGACTCTCTAGATACCTCAAACAGTCCGTAGGAGGCTATAGAGTCGCTATCAGAGGTACTGTAGGTGGATGCATAGCCAGCAGCGTACTTATAAATAAGGCTGTTACGGATACGCGCTACCTGAGTCTGCGACTGGATACTGCTAGGAGTTGCATAAGATCCGTCTAGGTTAGTAAAGCCGTTAGCAGCCAAGTAATTAGAGCGATGATCTGCATCGTCATAAGAGACATCGCCATCCTTCTCCTCGTATATCTGACCTAGTGCGCTAGTGGCTATCTGATCTACTAGGGTCTGGCTTTTAGCAGTGGCACTAGCTGCAAGGTTAATCATTGTGTAGAAGCCAGAGTCGATAGTGCCGATGTAGGACTCAGCATCAGCCCATGTCACAGTTGCAGGATAGGTGTCCCATGTGACTGTTGGCGTGACTTCTGCCCATGTAAGGTTCAGGGCACTGCCTAAGATAGTTGCTATCTGTGTGCCATCTAAGCCTTCTGCAAGTGCTGTGTTATAGACAGCCTTTGTTAGTTTAGCCAGTGCTCCTATGCCTAGAATTGTGCCAGTAGTGACATAGCCTGATTCTTCTGGGCTTCTAACTCCGATTGAGAAGTCTGATACTTCGCCACCAAATACAGTGACATAAGTACCGCTAGAGTTCTTAAGCTCTAGAAGGATTGGCTCAGTAACGTTGATGGTAAATGGTGAGTTATCGGCATTGACTATCTGCACTTGGCAGTAACCAGCAGTGGGCTGGCGATCTATGTCTAAGCGACCAGATGCAAAGGAGACAGAAGTAACAGTCGTATAGACATCATCACCTACTGTTATTCGCCATTCTGGAAGCCAAGTCATTAGGCTACTCTCAGTGTTCCACGCTGTGCTGCATCCTGTAGCACTTGGTCAATAGCCTCAGCGATAGCGTTTGGATCACCAATGCCAGTGTTTACAATAATTGTGTTACCGCCACCATTGTTTTGAGCACCCGGGAAACCAGTAGGAGCATAATCACCTGCTCTACTTGAATAGCCAACACCGCCACTAGAATCTGGCACTATAGGAACAGTTCTGCCCAATATAAGTAAAGCTTCTATTTCTGCTGGTGTAAGGGCTTTACCTGTAGATGTACCAGTTCCTGTACCGGTTGGTGCAATCGTTGGCGAAACAACCATTTTGCTAATGCTTAATAATTTAGCAATAGCAGCATCAAGGTTAGCCATGTTAATTAAATCTTTAGGCAGAATAGCCTTAAGGATGTCATCAATTTCAGTAAGTTTAACTTTTTGACCATTAAGAGCACCAAGCACTGCAAGGTCTGCATTGAGTTTAGCCGTTGCATTAGTTATGGCTGCAACGTCCTTGGAGGCTATTGCATCTTCTAGATCCAGAATAGACTGCTTAACCTCAAGGCGAGCAAGGTCGTTAGTAATCTGTAGCAGTTGTGCTTGGCTAGTGACTTTGCCTAGTTGCTCGGCTGCACTCTTCTCAGCTGCTGCTAACTGGATCTTCTCTATGTCAAAGACATTAGATCCCTTGCCAAGGGCTAGGTTAGCCTTGTCGATGGCTGCCTTTAACTGCTTGGCTTTGAGTTGCTTTAATTCTTCTGCTGTAAGTTTCTTGCTAGTTGCAAGAGTGATGTTGGCATAACTAGCTTCTAATTCGGCTAAGTGAGCAAGCCCATTCATAGCCCTAGCTGCTGCGGCTTCTTGCTTTTTTCTTTCAGCCGCACCAATCTTGCTTAAGATACCTAAGCCAGTTGCTTGCATAGCAAATTTGAGTCCGGGAAGATTAACTGCTGCTGGGATGCTCTTTAATGCTTCTAGTAATACGCCTACGCCTCTAATTGCATCGGCAGTAAATAAAGCAAAATCTTCCATGCCAGCTGCAAGATCATCGACTGTAGTATCTTCGCTTAAACCTTTAAGTGCATCTATGATGCCTGTACCGATGATCTCCTGAACATTGGCAGATGCAACAGATAACTTGTCCATTGAACCTTGGAAGGTATTAGCAGACTGTGTAGCAGCCCCAGCAAAGGTAGTAGAGAGTTGATTCATTATCTCATCAAAGGACTTAGCCTTTAGATCTGCCTTGGAGATGCCTACCCCTAATTTACCTAGTGCTGTGTTATTCCCTAGGTAGGCCTTTGATATTGCTCCTGTAACTGAGGCTAAGTCGCGGCCAGTTGATGCAGAAATATCTAAAGCGATCTGTAATAACTTCTGTGACTGGACAGAATCCTGTGTGGCTACCGCTAGTTGCTGATACGCCGGCCTCAAATTGTCATCGAGCACGCCGAATTCTTTTTGTAACTTCTGTATAAATGCCTCAGAGGTTGCAACATCTCGACCAAGGCCAACATTCTTCAGAGCTAGTGCTAACTGCTTCTGTGCCTTTTCATCAGCTGCTGCTGCCTTGACTGAGGCTTTGGCATAATTTAAGACTGCTGTAGCACTGAAAGCAACGCCAAGAGTCTTAGCCATGTTCTTGATGTTCTTAGTTAATTTATCTGTAGAAGTCTCAGCCTGCTTAAAGGCTCCCTTGCCAGTGAACTCCGCTGCAATGTCAATAATTACATTTGCCATGTTTAGCCTTTCACTGTCGCTCTACGATTAAGTTTATCCGCGGCAGTTGCAACGGCTTTTAATACACCACTTGTAGCCTTGCCGTTGTTTTCTTCATAAGCACGATAAAGCAAACGACCTTGCATTCTGCCTTTGCCTTTAAGAGGAGCGCGAAACTTGCCATCCTGATTAACGACTAATTTGCTATCTGGGCTTAGTTTGCCCATTCTTTCATAGATCGCTCCAGCTCTGCTTTTGTTAAAAACTTGAGCAAGAGCCCTAAAGCCTCTTTGATTGGCTTTAGACGGAGTTGCCTTAAAACCAATCTTAGATTTGACTTCAGAAGGATTAAATGTGGGAAATGTGCCTTCAGACATTTGACGAGGCAACCATCCGCTTAGGATACTTCCTCTGTCTGGGACATAACCTTTGGCTGATTGGCTAATCGGTTTAATCGCCAATCTAATTTCTTTTTGAGTTTCCTTTGCTAGATCAGGAGCAAATTCACGCAAAGCCTTACGGAGTTTAATGCCGCCCTTTACGCTTGCTGGCATCACTAACCTCCTTCGCTTCATCTCTGAGACCTTGCAGGAGTGCATCTAGCATGGTCTTATCTAGTTCTAACAGTTGCTGTGGCGCGATCCCCAACCTAATGCTCAAGCGAGCTATTAAGTAGGTGAATGGTTGATCGCGCTTTAAGCTAAAGGGTCGGAGTCCTCGACAGTTACTGAGCGTAACGTTTCGATGAAGTCCATCCCGAAAGGCTTAACAGTTTCACCTGACCTGCGTGTTACTTCCCATGCTAGCCAATAGACATCGCTCTGCTTTTCTTCATCGCGAAACGCCTTATGAAAACCCTTTTTAGCGTACTGCTCAAATGAGTACTCCACTGCTGGAGTGATCTCGCCTTCTAGTACGCTTCCATCTTGTCGAACTATCTTTAACTTTGCCATGGTTTGCCCCTTTGTTTAGTTTTTTAGAATGTGCCTGTAGTGGCTACTGCAACAGTTGAGTTAGCAGTGAATGTGATTGACATAGTGCCAATGTCACCTACTGCGCCATTGATGTCTGTTGTGTTATTGACAAGGATTGAGACAGTGTAGAGAGGGTTAGTCGCTGATACTGCTGTTCCCTTTGTCTGTAGGAATACAGCTGTGACTGTGGTTCCCCATGCTGCCTGTAGTGTTGCCAATACGTTCGCTGCTGCTGTGTCGTTAAGGAAGTCAATAGTCACTGTAGATGACTCAAGACCCTTGACAAACTTGTGTGAACTGTCACCCATTGCAGTGACTTCTAGTTCATCGAATACGCGGTTGATCGTTACTGCTGTGACGTGGTCTGAAAGATCAACAGAGTTAATCTTCACGCCCACATTGTTATTTAGAAATACAGCCATGAGATTATTCCTCTTCTTTCTTAGTTACTGGCTTTGGTGCTGGTGTGCTAACCTGCCCGATTTTCTTCAGGAAGGCTTCGTTCTCTTTTTCCCACTCGGACATATTAACTCCAACTCGTAAGGATTGATACGGACATCTCGCAGCTGAGCAGATCGCCTGATGCAGCATTGAGAATACTAGGTGCGCTTATTGCGCTTACATTATACGTTAAGGATGATGCTGCAAGCTTTGCGAACACGCCACAAACAGTATCTTCGATGCCGTTAAGGTTGCCCTCATTGTCAAACAATGGGACTGTCATGATGATCTTAAAGTTAGCCATAGGGCTGATAGTTATATGCTGATTATTACTAGGCACAATATATTCAGAATCTGGAGATACGATCACTGAGTTAGCCAAGACTGTTGCCGGAGGAAAGGCAAAGACTTGATATTTATTATTATCTACTAGCGCAGTGGCTAAGGTAGTGCGAAGTGTGGTTATGGCTACTGGAGGCATTAGCCCACCATTGAATTAGGGCTGAGCGCATGGGCAATCATGCCCCTGATCTTCGCCAGCAATTGTGCTGACATCCGATAAGGGGATGGCTGGAAATCGATAGCATTTGAGCCAGAAAGGGTGGCTGTCTTTGCTTGCCAGATTTCAACAGCGATCATTAAAGCTGCTAATTGAACTGCTGTATCGAGAGTGTAATCGACATAAGTATCGCCTGAGACTGTGCCGAACGGCTGGACTGGATGCTCTACTGCTGGAGTGTTGTTGTTGCCTGTAATGGCGTAAGTGATCGTGTAATCGCCTACTCCAGTAAGAGTCTTGTTGCCGTTGTGCTTTGATCCGTTGCCAGCAATATTAACTGTCTGTCCTACATAGAATACTTTTTCTACTTTATCCTCAAAGTATAGAGTGCCAGTAGTGGCTGTGTTGCTGTGTGCAATGTTGTAATAAGAATTAGTCCAGAGCATAGGCAGAAGGACAACATCTGCTGCATCACAAACTTCTTGCAAAGTGGCATCAGAATACAACGTACCGACTCCGAGAGTTGATCGGAGTTCTGAGACTGTTGTTAATGCCATGATTTCCTTTCTAAAGACTCTAGGGAGTCGGAGGGCTACCGACCCCCTAGAGCGACTTAGGTGCGAGTAATTACGCTACTGCGAAGCGGCGAACACCCTTGCCAGATTTGGCCACGTACAAAGCCAAGTATCCGTATAGGTTGATTTCGATTTCGCCTGAAGTGAGTACGTTCACGCGAAGCTGTGTTGTTGGGCTTTCCCACGCATAAACAGAAGATGGTGCAACCAAGAAGGCTGAATCATCTGCGATGCCTGATGCTGAGATGTTGTGATCTACGATCAAGTCAGTTCCAAGGACTCCACCGCGAACAGATGTAGCAACTGCTGTACCTGATGCGTTGTATGTTGGACCCTGTGCTGAATACAATGCGCGTCCAGTGGTATCCGCGTATCCGGCTATGGCCGCCCATTGGTCGGTGCTTGCAACAAGCTTGTTAGCGAAATCTCCGCCAGTTCCCTTGTATGCTGCTGCGCCTTCTACTGCGATGAATGATTGCAATCCTGCTGCTGTTGTAGCAACGTTTGTTGCTGCTGTTCCAGCAGAGATGAACTTAGCAATGAGTGCTGCATCTGTAGCCTTCTCGTATGCCTTGCGAAGTTCAGTCATCATTAGCTCCATGAATGCTGGAGATGAACGATCAACGAGTTCGAAAGATACGCGCTGTAGGCCAGAGAATTTTTCAACTGTTACTGTGTCGTAAGCAGATGTCATTCCTGTTTCAGATGGTGCTGAACCTTCGTTTGTGTCTGCAACTGTTGGAGCAACGTCTGCTGAAGAGGCATTTGTGTAAAGGCGTGGGACTGTAAAGCTCATGCCTGATTCAGTTAATGCCGCACGTGTTACTGCATCAAATGCTGGACGACCTGTGAAGGTATCAGTGATGAAAGTGTTTAGGTGTGGTGCAAGTGTCAAACCTGTGTTTGTTGATGTTGAGTCATCTGCTGCACGAACAATGCGGCGTGATTCGTCATCGCCTAGGGCTGCCTTGATGTTTGCTTCTAGGTATTGTGCTGATGTGATTGGTGCTACGCGCTCGCGCACGAATGTAGTCGCAGTGATAACAGGACGAGCAGCTTCAACCGCTGCTGCCTCTACTGGTGCTGCAACTGTCTCTGGAGTATTCTCCACAGCTGTCTCGCTTTCTGTTGGTTGGATTTCTTCTACTGCTTCTGGAGTTTCCTCAGCAGCGACATCGATAACTTGAGCAGACTTAAATGCTGGCTCTGTTACCAAACTTACTTCAAACAATTTGGCAGCGGATACAAACATCACGTTGCCTTTCTGCTTTGACTTGATTACTTCTACACCTACAGATAGACCAGACTGGAGTCCTTCTTCTGCGAGGATAAGAGCTTCAGATCCACGATTAGATCGTGAAATCTTGAATGATGCATAGATGCCATCTTCTTGCTCTGAGAATTGTGTGGCTTTGCCTAGAGGTTGCTTCATGTCGTGTTGGTTCAGCAACTTAACAGTTTTAGGATCTTCTGGAAGTGCTATTGAACCTTTCTCAAACACGACTTTACCTGCTGAAGTGTTGCCCACTTCGCCTGTACCTGCTGGCACGATCTTGCCTGAGATTAGACGTTCTTCAACATTGGCAATGAGTCCAGATGAGAAAGTAATTATCTGATTTTCCATTATTCCAGTCCTTCGCTTCCATTAGGTGTCAAGTCTTCCATCTCCATTGCTTGCTCAACTGTGATCAAGCCAAGAGATAACATCTTTTCAATTACTAGCAAACGCTCCATTGGTTCAACCTTTAAGAATGAAGAATCAACATCAAAGCGAACTGCATTACCGCGAGCAGTAATGTCATCCATTGAAAGACGATCTTCAATAGCACAAACATAAGGAGCAAGGCTTAGAGAAAAGAATTGCTTACGCTCATCTAATACGTTGGCGTATGTCATGCTTTGATTTGCTTCTGCTGAAAGCATATAAGCAGGGATGTTGCATAGACGGCTAATTTCAGTAGCCAAGAATTGCTGCGCTTCATCGTACATCATGTCTTTAGGTGAGAATGATGTTGGCTGATATTCAAGAGTGCTAGTTAGATATGCAGTGCTGCGATTATTGCGTGCGTTCTTCCATGCAGCTAGTAGTCCTGCAACTTCTTTAGGATCTAAGTCTGCTCCGTTATTGCGTAGCACTCCGCTAGGCATTGGCGTGGATGCTGCTAGCACTGCTGCTTTGCGTAGGTCAATAGCAGCTCTAATAGTTTCAGATCCGCGCTCTAATATGCCTTCATCAAATGCTTGGAAAGTAACAATAGATCCAAGACCGGACATCGGTACGGCAACAGCATCAATAAAGTATTGAGTGATTTCAATTCCGTAAAGGTCTGTAGTAAAAGTAACTTTGACATTTGGAATCCACTTAAAGCGAGAAGGACGGCCATCTTCTGCATACACTTCTGTAACCTGCCAGTAAGCAACGCCATACATAAGCAATGAATCAACAGTCCACGCCATTGTTACTGAGCGAGGTTGATTGATTGCTGGCTGATCAACCCAGATTGGGTTGCCTAATTCTTCACCTGTGGACTTACGATATAGATTTAATGGCATTCCACCGATA